TTTTTGGTTTCTTTTACTATTACTTTTTCAGCCATTAGATGGTAACCGATCTACTGAGCGTCATAAAACCCTCAAGGAGTTTTATTTTATTCCCATTAGAATCAATTATCATAATGTCATAAGAAGATTTTGGATAGAACAGCTTATTAGTTTGAGTTGGTGTCATTTTTACAGTTAATGTTCCTTCTGGACCATCTATTGTAATTCCCCCGCTTGGTGAAGTTAATGTAAAAGCTAACTTCGATCCACCTTGGGTGTCACGAACCTGCATCTTTGCGGATGCACCAGTAATATCAATAGGCGTTACTTCATCTTCCAAAGTGTATTGAACTTCAAAAATGAATGTAGCATTTTGATCTACTTCAAAGTTTTTTGATACTGCCATTTGCCATAGTCTCCTAAATAGGAATACTCCTGTACCAATTTTAGCACAGGAGTATTTCTAATCAACTATTTACTTTGGGCTTTTAAAACCAAATTCTTGGTTGCTTGGGCTCAGTGCCTTTAGGATAACTGGAGCTACCGCTGCAACTCCACCCATGAGAAGATCTCTTGGATTTGTGTTTCCAGTCATATATAATGCAATTGCTGCAGATAAGAATGCTCTTGCGTATGTTCCTAAAGCTGCTAATAATTGTTCTGTCATTGTTACCTTTCCGTCTTTGTTTAAATCCGCTTTATCGAATTTACTCATTTTATCATCTCCATTTTGGGCGGTGTGCCCAGAATTTTGGGTTTCCCCAATTATATTATTCTACCACTATGCAGATATATCTACAAGCTCACAGTTTCCATCTGAGCTACAGGCTAGGGTTGCACTTGGAGAAGTTCCATCTTCTGTCTCATAAAATGAAAGATCTTCCCATCGAATGTTCTCTGGCATCTTTGCAAGCAACGATTCATACTCTTCTTTTGTTACTTCTTGATATGGGGCCTGCTTGTAAGTGTGATCTGAATGCGGAAGGAACGAAATTCCAGATACTTCATCAAAATTCTTATAAACCCAGGCACCGACTTCCATCCACTCTTCTTCTTTTACAGAAACAGTAATAGATGGTTTATGCTCACACCATGCACGCTGATAAACAAGCCAAATATTTAAATGATCAATAGCTGTCAAATCATTTCTAACAATTGCACCTTCTGGTGCTTTTACTGGAAATGAAAATACATATGTGTCATTTGGCTTCATAACATCATCTTCTGTTGGAATTCCAACTTCCTTTAGAAATGTAGAAATTGGATCCCCTTTTGAACCACGTACTGTACGAATGTAATACTCTGAATGCCATGGGTGCATTCCTGAAGATACCCCGACCAATTGAGACACTGTTCCAGAAGGCTTTACACATGTAATAGCAGCAGACTCAGGAATCCCAATTTTCCCTGCCTCTTCTTTATTTACTTCTCTTGCTCTGTCACGCATTGACATCAAGAATGCTTCCAGGGCTACAATGTCTTCTTTGCCTGACATAAACTTATGTCCAAATTGTCCAGTTAATGAAACTCCAAGTAGTCTTTCTTCTTCTGTATTGTCTTTCCAAATTTTTCTTAAGTACTTAAAGTCAGTTAAAGTTGACTGCCATGTTCCAAGTATTGTCGCTAACTCTACTTTTCTTTTGATATCTTTCTTTGTATCATTTTCACGTAATACGACTTCTGAAAGATTACAAAACTGATAAGGACGTAAAATAATTTCTGAGCATGGGTTAGTTCCGTAGTGTATATCTGGATCTCTTCTTCCGAACTTTGCTGCTTGTGCTTGCGCCGCTGCAACATTGTAGATTCCACGCTCTCCAGACTTTGAATCATAAAGAGATTTCCATTCTGCAATAAACTGCTCCATCTCTGGCTTGCGTGAATACGCAACAGAGTTATTTGACAAAGCACGCTGTGGGCTTTGCTCCCACCAGCTACCAGATTTTGCCTGTGCCATTTCAATATCATTAATGTTAGACAATGAAATCATTGCGGAACGTCTAACTCCGCCAACAACTACGACTTCACCAATTTTACACATAATGTCGTGACATTCAATTGGCTTGAGATTTCTTCCTGCTGCATTTTTAAATTTAGCAATTGTAAAGTCAAAAAGATTTACTAGCGGCTGTGGTCCAGATGAACGGCCACCCATAGTTTTTAGTCTTGCACCAGATGGTCTAACTTTTGTAACATCAATTGCTGGTATATGGCCAGTCCATAATAATGCGAGAAGTTCACGGTACGCTTTAGCCCAACCCTGCTTTGAATCTTCTACAACAATCACGGTATCTGACTTTTCTAGCTTTTCTGGAACTGGAGGAAGCTTATTTATGTACTTATACTCTACTGAAAATCCTACACCAGTTCCACACATTAAAACATACATCGTTTCATCAAAAGATCTTGGTGAGTCTACTGGAAGAAAGGCACAATTGTATCCAGCAACATTATCTCTTTCTAAAGCAGCCCCTGAAGTCATAACTGATCTCATAGACGGCATAACGTTTCTTTCAAAAACAAAACTTTTTAATTCCGATACTAAACTATCGCTTGGAACATAGTTGTGATTTTCCTTCAGGTGGTTTGTCATAAATGCAAAGTATCTATCTACAGTCTCCTGCCATGTTTCTCTGCGACCTTCTGATTCAACCCATTTTGCATATCTTGATAAAGCAATAAAATTTTCGTATGGGTTTTTAATAGTTTTTGACATTTGTGAGTCTACCTTTTCTCCGCCTTGCGGTTGTTAAATTTTGATTAGTCCCTAAGTGTATCAAACTTTATTTACTGGGGGAAGGGATTAGAAAATTTTTTAAATATGTCTGAAAAAGCATTATTAGTTAACTGATTCCAATTGTATTCTTCATGAATCTTAGTTGCCTGAGAATAGTAATAACCAGAGTAGGCATTAAAATTAATTGATACTTCTCTCATAAGCTCAACTAGATGTTGACGGTTAGGTTCAAAGACTTTTCCTTCATGTGGGAATTGCCATGGGGAATCAATTAACTCTGACTTTAACTTTAATGGCCCAAGATACTTTTTATAGTGAGCCCAGGATGCTGTACATATTGTTGGCATTCCAGTTGCAAGAGCTTGAAGCGGAATAAATCCAAATCCTTCTCCATAGCTTGGATAAACTAAAACATCATGATCATGATAAAGCTTTACTAAATCTTCTTCATTTAAATTATCTGTTATAACCTTTACATTTTGATATAAATTTTGAGGAAGACCAATTATGTTTTTATCTATGTAATTATTATAAACTCTAGTAGTATTTACACCATATGCTTTTATTGTTAATGAATAATTTGGATTATCTGCAAACAAGGAAAGAAACGCATCCAACACCATTTGCCCAGCTTTTCTTGGTGCTGGTTCTCCTATATGTAAAAATTTAATTACTCCGTCATCGCTTCTTCTTTTTGGAACCCACGCAGAAGATATTCCATGAGGAAAAACTTTAATATCAGAGTAGCCGTTTGATTCAAATACGTTAGCGCACCAATCCGAAGTTGTCCAAATTTCATCTACAACCTCTAAATTTGGTTTCCATATAGAAGGGATTACGGTAGACTCCCAGGGGGTATAAGAAATTTGATATTGGTTTCTATGCATTTTAAAATGATCTGGTTGAGAAAAATTTAACTGAACTTGAGCCTTTGGACTTTGAAATGGAACTGTGTGTCCTAAATTAATTAAAGATTCAACTATATTTAATCCTGCATAACCGTACCCATTATTATTTTTCATATTAATAGTTGGTGTTGAAAACGATATTTGCATAAAACCTTCCTAGTTGACTGGCTTGACACTACTTGCTAGTAGATGTTATTATTATAGTTCGTTATCTCTCTAAAGGAGGAAATGCCAATGGAGAATATAAAACAAAAGCTGAGCGATTTTGCTCATAGTATGACTGTAGTAGTAATGATAACATTATTTCTATTTACAAACAATACTGTGATTCCCGCTCAAGCTTTGAAAGTACAACCAAAGACAGAAGTACAACTTAAGAAAGAAACCTTAGAAAAGTACAGCAATACTGTTTACAAGCCTTCGGAAAAGCTTTCAGACTACGAGTTGAAAGAGCTACTGGCAGCAGTAGGTTTTGAAGGAAAAGCCCTTAGAACGGCTTGGGCCATTGCTAAGACGGAGTCCAGTGGACGCCCATTAGCATACAATGGCAACAGGAATACTGGAGACAGTTCCTATGGAATTTTTCAGATCAACATGTTGGGAAACCTTGGTGTTGCTCGTAAAGAAAAATTTGACCTGAGATCAAATGTACTATTATTTGATCCAGTAATAAATGCAGAGATAACGTACTACATGACTAATGGCGGTTTAAATTGGTCGGCTTGGAAGGGATTAACCCCAAGAGCAAAGGAGTTTTACTTAAAATTCCCAACTACACAGAAGTAGGAGAAAATGCGTAAGATACAGCATGTATCTAAATACATAGCACTTTCTGAAGAAGGCCTTGTACCTAGACTGGAATGTCCACTAGATCAAGGTCTTCTTTTTTCTAACCAAACGGATCTTGATGAGGTTTACTTATATTGCTTATCTTGTGATTATAAAAAATTTATAGGGTTTGGGTTTTACGATGAAATAATTAAGGCGGTGGAAAAATATGGAAAATAATGAAGAGAAGTCTATAGAAGAAAACCTACCTATGGTTAACTATATAATGCTTCACAGAATATACGACATGCTTACACTGATTGCAAATAAAGTGGTTGGTGGCGATGAAGTTAATAAAATGGTAGAATATCATGAAAGCGGATACCTTTTGGGACCAGCGCCATCTTATAACGCTGGTATAGACGAAAATGAGGAAAAAAATGGATAAAGAAAAAATTGTAATGTCAATGCTAGAAAAAATCAACAATGATACAAGAGCAATGGGTGTGCAAAATGGAATTGATCTTATGGAAATTGAACAGCAGATCATAAAAAACCAGCCTAGCTTAATATATCTATTAGCTAACCTACATGACTTTATTATTGAAAAAGAATTTTTTAAAAGCTAACATTGACTTTAAATAAATACACTAATACAATAGAATTGTGTTAGTTGAAGCGTTTATTCGTTCCTAATACAATGTACTACTTATAGTACAAAACCCCAATTGGATCCGCCTCCAATTGGGGTTTTTATATATCTAAAAGTGGTATAATTAATTTATGCCAAGAGATCACTTTGCAAGAACAATGAGAAGCCCTTACTTTCAGTATTCTGAAAACCAAGAATTAATTGAATGTAAATGCATTAGATGTAAATGTGAAAACTTTTTTATAAACTTTTTTAAAAAGAAATAATATATTTAAGCAATAAATAAACCTGGATACTGGTACATAAAATCCATATATGAATATCTTACTCCAGATAAGATTTTTTTCACACCATTTCTATACTCTGGATTAGATGAAAATATTATTAAATCACCAGAATTTGGCTTATACTCAATTTGTCTGTCTGGAAAATAAATTTCCCCTCCAGTAAAGTCTCCAAAAAAGGCACATATTTTATATTCTATTTTTATTTCAACTTCTTCTACTGGAGTAAAATTTGTGTAGGTTGGCTCATGAAGATCTCCTGGCAGCATTCTTATTAAAGAATTCATTTTATTTGTCCAGTACTCTGGAGCTATCAAATTAACTATATTATCATGAAAACCTAATAAATAAAATCCAATATCATGAGATATTCTTCCATAAGTAAATAAATGTGAAATGTCTCCTTCTTCATAATTAAAATGCTCTTTTTTTGACTGATTTAAATCAAATGGAGCTAGCCCTTCCAAAATTAAATCTATTAAATCTTTTTTAAAGAAATTTTTATAAAGGTATATTTCATCATCTAATTTAATTACATCTTTATGATTTTTAAATTTTGGATCTAAATATCTAATTAAATCTTTACTCATTTTCTAAATCTATATCTTCAAATAAATTAAAGTCAAACGAGTCTCCGAGACCAATTCTTTTTAACAATTGATAAAGAGCATATCCAGAAGCAATTGATGCTAAAAAGCATAATATAGTTGTAAAAAATTTATTTTTCATTGGCCTGGCTTAATAACACAAATATTTTGTCCTGGCATAACATTTGATATTTCGCTTTCATTTTCATATACTCTCATTTCAAATTTTTTAGCCGCAAATCCTTCTTTTTCTTTTACTTTAAGAAACTCTTTAAAGTCTTCTGGATCCATGCTGTCTCTTGCATCTACAAAATCCTTGCTCCATGCTGAAGACAGAAACTGTCTTATATAAAACTTATTTCCTTTTACAGGCTTTACTGCGTGAAAACGATCTGTTCTAAATATTAAAGCGTCTCCAGCTTCCATCTTATACTCTATTGGTCTATCAATCAAAAAATATTCAAGTTCTTTGCCATCATAAACCGTAACAGCTTTTTCTGCAGTTTCTAGGTCTGCAAATATTATTTCTCCGCCTTCGTAATCATCGTTTATATAAATATTGCAATTAAAAATATGCGGAGATCCGCCAAACCAAGGTCTTCTATCTTGATGATATTCCATTGAAAGATTTTTTTCTGCAGATGTATCTGTTGACTCTAATACTACAACATCTGCAATTCCCCACCTATCCCATACATTTGGTCTAGTTCTATTAGCAATTAGCTCTTCATAAGAAGTTGGAAAGTCATAGCTTAAACCCAATGAATCAAAGTACTCTTTATTTAAATGATCCTTTTTGTAAACTGAAAGAATATCCCAAAAAACATCTAGGCACTCTTTTAGCAATTCAGCCCCTTCGCTTGTGTCATTTAAAAATGAATCATCGTCTGCTGGATATGCTTTTGCGTATTCTCCCCAGGGTCTCCAATCTTGCCATTGACCAAACCACTTGTCCTGCTTTATCTCTTTTTCTTTACGAATAAAAGCGGTGGCAGCTTGAGGGTCCTTTAACACATTTTTAAATAGAAATACGTCTTTAGATAGTATGATTGGTTTCATATGTCCATTATACTATAATAGATATTTTATAGTGCAGCTGTATATATTTGCAATATTAAACCTAAAATCATTGTTATTACTGCAACTAGAATTACTTTAAATATAGTTTTCATGTGTCCCCACTTGGGCTTGAACCAAGGACCCACAGATTAAAAGTCTGTTGCTCTACCGACTGAGCTATAGGGACGGAAGTAGGAGTAGTGAGATTTGAACTCACAGTCGTTTGTATATAAGACAAATGCTTTAACCAAATTAAGCTATACTCCCAAAATGAGAGTTAGCGTATTCGTAAATGCATCATACAATGATTATATCTTGACCTGCCCAAATATGTCAATATGGTATAATTAACCTATGTTTAAAGATAACCCTAATATAGAGCAAATCGGTACAAACGTTTTTGTATACAGAAACTTTGTACCAGCAGAATTAGTTAAAACAATTAATGACAAAATGGCCACATACGAACTTGAAGACTATAAAATTCAAAATGGTGAAGTTGCTATTAATTGGTACTCAGAGAAAAGCAGTAAGCTTACTCCAGAGTTATTCCCTGTATGGGACATGATTACAGAGCTACTAGCTCCTGAACATTGCATTCACCCAAATTTATCTTTACTAGCGATGCGCCCAGGCGACACAATGTTTGTTCACTCAGATTCACCTGGAAGAGACATGGAAGAAGATCTTACTCAACCAGATAGATGGAACACATGCTGCATTATTGAATATGGTGTTTGTGTTTACTTTGGCGATTACGAAGGTGGAGAGATCTACTATCCAAATATCAGCGCAGAAGACGGTTCAACACTCATTGACCATGACACTGACCCAAACTGCCTAACATATGCTGCAAAGCCTGGAGATCTTGTTATACACGGTTCTACACACCCTTGGGAACATGGAGTGCGTGAAGTAAAATCTGGAATAAGATATTGCTACTCAAACTTCTCTGTTTTCTCACATGAGAATCCTGGAACATTTCCAGTTCCTGGTTCTGAAGAAGAATTAGCACGTAGATCTGATCCTGGACTATGGATGACACCTCTTGGAGAAGTTAATCCACTTACTGGAGTAGCTCTAACAACCGAAACACATAAAGCTAAGTTTGGTGTTGGTGCCCCTACTCCTGTTGATACAGTATGGAATAAATCTTTATAATATTGCATTAAATAGTGCGAAAAAAGTGCGTCGGCGGTAGAAGAACCATATTTTTTATTTAATGTGGAATGTACACACTTATACTTACTCTTTATTCTTTGCTTTTATCTTTATAATGATACTTCCAGATTTAGAGCATACAACCCCTATACCCCTTTTATGTTTTTAAAAGAGAACCCCGAAATTGTCCATTTATAAGATAGCAATTCATCGGTTGAACTTGGGCGGGAACGCCCAAAGCCAGGATTGCATAATCTAGAAGTATATAATACACTTCCGTCATTATCGCACTTGGAGTTTAACCCCTTGATATTATCTCCGAAAACTGTCCAAGGTGATTAGTATAACATGGGAGATTTTTACAGGTCAAGAGTATTAAAAAAGTTTTCTGCTTTTGCTACAAATAGATACATAATTTTTTCATTATATATATCATCAAGACCATCCATTGGATGTGGAGCTATATTCCTTGTCATTGATTCATCTAATTCATTTACACCAAGTGCAGCAAGGATTTCTTCTTGAGATATTGGCTTTGGTAAGCCTAATTCCTCAATTCTATTATTCATCCCCGCCAAAAATAATTTGTTCTGATTTTGTCTATCTTCATATGTATACTCTGCAGATATTCCAGGAAATTTTAACAGCATTTGTTTAAACTGTGGTAATGGTTCAGCAAATAGAATATTGCTATCTTTAAAGTAGTCGACTGTAATATCTACATATGTCCTGGCAATTTCATCTGCATTGTCATACCTAGTTAAATAGGTTCTAATGTCTACATATCCAATCCAAGGAATAACTAGATCACATTTTGGAAGCTCATTAAATTCAATTGAATGATCTTGTCCATCTGGTGGTAATTCCATTCCAGAAGATCTTACTTTTAGCTCCGCCGTTTTTTTATAATCTAGAGCATGAGCTCTATATCCAGCTAGTCCCCAAAAATGTATATCTAATTTAGTTTGATCTTTTTTATAATGCTCAAATATTCTAGATGTATGACAATCACCAACTATCGCAACATTTCTCATACTCTAATTATACCAGCGTATAATCCTAGTCGACTACAATATCAGATCTCATAAAATGTTAATATATATTTTTCTTGTATGATACACACCATTTAGAATGTCCGAATTGTCCGATAGTGCGACCATATGACCAGTCTTTGTGACCCTTATCACATACCTTTTTTTAGAAATGTCCGAATTAAACCCATTTTGGATTTGAATTTGTCAGTGGCTTAGTATAGTCTTAAGACATAAGGTTAATCAAGGTGATTAACAGAAAGGAGTTAGAAATGACTAACTCAAACTTTGCAAGAGTAGCAACTCTTAGCGACTATCCACAAGGGTTAATGAACCTTTGTCAATGCGGACAGGTTGTTTTAGCCCCCGCTACAATTCACGACATTTGCCTACCAAATGGCACTTGCCTACATACCGCTTGCGGTAGAGACATTTGGGGAAACCCAATCGCCTAACGGCGTGTCTCCCCAATTTGTCACCGCTATACGCTACAATTCCTACTATAACTACTAACGAAAGAAGAACAGACAATGACTATCACTTACTCAATCTGGCAAGGCTCTAAACTAATCTCGGTTAATAATGTTGCACATGAGGTCAAGGCTATTGACCACTTAATCAACTCGCTTAACGATAGCGAACTAGGCAAGGGTAAGAAATTTACCGCTAATGTAATGGACATCAAGGTAGGGGCTAACTAATGACTAAATGGGACACGATACAAGCAGATGTGCAAGACCAATACGCACACCTAGCAGAAGAAGAAATGTATGAGCAACTAATGGCAGAAGAAGAAGATGTATTCGGATTTGTTAAGGCTATACAGATTGACCACTTAACAGATGAACAACTAGATGAGGTATTCGACATGTTTGGAGATAAGTAATGACTATCGAACTAAACGAATACGGCTTCATGTTTGACATGGGCGATTTTATCTATCTATCCCTATCATGGGCTTTTATTATCTTGTCCGCCCTTGTTTTTATCGGGTATAAGGTTTATAAGAGAGTGCAAGCCCATAGATGGGCATCACTAGTAAAAGATGAACTATCTACAGATGAATGGGGTATCTAATGAATAGACTACTTACTACACTAGTGCAACTATCTATTGCTATCCCCGCCCTATACATGGCACGCATTGTATGGCATGACTTTATTAGCGAGATGAAGGAGTTATTTAATTGAGTATGACACAATTTGAAAGAGACCTAACTATAAAAGAAAGCTTTATGGATTTACTTAATGAGATTTATCCAGAGGTAAAGATTGGGTACTCTACCTTTACCCCCGCCGAGATCTTGGAGTGTTGCGACCCTATCGCCTTTAACATTGGTGTTATAGAGCATGAGGACTACATGCGTGAGTGTGGCATGCTAGATGATGAAGATATGTAAATCATACTAGCCTAGCGGCGTGTCGGCTTGACAATAGTCAAGCTGGCCCCCAAAGGAGAGGGGGCTGTGGATAAGTTAAGAAGGCCTGTGGAAAAACCCTGAAATTTTGTGAGCAACATCACATCAAATAGATTAGGATTTGTCGGTCATGTGTGATAGGCTTTCGTTATCAACGAAAGGAAAACTTATGTGTGCAACATGCTATGCTAACGCTAACGGAATAAAGTTTTATTCTGTTTCACCATCTACTCTATGCGATACTCATTTCTTTGAGTGGCAAGAGGAAAAAATGTATTGGGAATTAGACCGCTCAACGGAAGGACTTTACATATGAGCACTTTTGTATCTGTAAACTCTGTATGTGGTGCAGTATCTACCACAATCGATATGTATGATTTAGAATTAAATCCGCATGGTGTTATCTGTTGCGATAATTGTCAAAGCATTGTGTTATGCCGTGAGGCGTGGAATTTTTTATACAAGGGGGTAAAGTAATGAATACAGATCTGTTAAAAGATGTCGCATCTATTGCAAAAGAAAAGCATGGCGATAATTGGCTTGCTTATCTTTGGGGCGCATCTCAAGTTTTGCTTAACGAAAAAGATTTGCAAATAATTTTAGAAACTTTGCAAGATAATTAAATAAAGGCGGCGTGTCGACTTGACAAAGTCGGCAGCTGCCCCCAAAGATGAGGGGGCTGTGGATAACTTACGTATAAATGTGGAAAACCCCTGAAAAATTGTGGATAACTTGTGTACGACACGCCCGAGATCTTGTGAGATTTATCACATGGCTTGAGCGTCTCACATCTTGGAATTACTGGCTAGTAATTAGTTTATGTCAGTGGGTTTTGGTACAATACTCTTATCAACAAACGAAAGGCGGACACCATGTCAGCAAATGTCTATACAATCGAAAGCCTACTTGTAGGAAAAACCTATCGCTCAAAGTCTCTTACTGGAGAAATCATAGACGCAGAAAAGTCTGATGATGTCTGGTATGCAGATTGCGATACTTATAAAGTGCAGGTTCGTCCTCACTATTCAGCACCGCTAAACCTCAAAGACACTTATCGTTATTTGGCAGTAAAGATTTAACGGGTATCGAAACAGGGGTAGTTTAGAGGGAGTCCTCGCCCAATGTCGTAAGTAAGAACCCTCACAAAATTTGTCAGCCCTAACTGATACAATAACTTAAACAAACAAACGAAAGGAAAACTATAAATGGGAAATTTCTTAGATGTAATGGACGAGGGAACTATCTCCGTCATCACTTGCGAGGATTGCTTAGGATTTGGCGCAATCTTTTGGGGAGATGAAAACTCCTATGATGTAGAGCCATGCGATTGCGTAACTAACGAAATTGGAGATTACTAAAATGTATAAGATTACTTTATCCTATGACGGAAATTCTGTTCGCTGGAGTAATGACTATGATGATGCATTGGAAGCATTTACCGCATTTGCTAAATTTACTGATGTCGGATTTGCTAACGAATACTCAACGATTAACCTATCAATGCCAACAGGCAAGATGTACACAAAAGTAATTGACCGCATGGGAAAGGTAACAATTAAATGATGACCCGTAAAGACTATGTCGCAACCGCAGAAATTCTAAAGTATGTTAGCGATAAAACTCATCCCGCTGTTTTTTCTAAAATGGTAAATGATTTTGCGGAAATGTTCGCAAAGGATAACGACCGATTTGATGTAACACGATTTCACGAAGCGAGTGGATACAATGTTCCAAAATTCACTTCGAGATAAAGTAAAACGCATTCAGGAATTGCGCCGCAGTAATGCGGCGCAACCTGTTCGCAATAAAAAAACTTACACACGCAAAATAAAACACAAAAAGAATTCTGATCATGATTGATTTTATTGCTGCAGTAATTTCAATTGGAATTATTTTTGCAATGGCCACACCGCTATACGTTGCATATAAAGTGTGGAAGAGTTGACAATTCTTTAAAGCTGCCCCCAAAGGTGCGGGGGCAAAGATCTCTTTAAGTCAAGCACCAAAACACCCTGGAATTTTGTGAGGTTTATCACATAAATAAATTAGATAAACATTGGGCGTGTTGGAATTTTTGTCAGTGGACCATGCTACAATTCCATTATCAAACAAACGAAAGGTAAAACAATGGTATCAATCGCACACTCTCTAAACTTCGTAACAGAGGTTGATGAAACTAACCCAACAGGTGCCCGTCTATTGGCACTTGATAAGGCGTCACAAATTGCTATGCTAGAAGGCGCATTAAAGTCTATGGTGCTACCTGCAATTTATCCAGTACTAGAAACAATTAACGAAGGTGGCTCTTGGGCTATCGTAAAGGTGGCAGAATAAATGGGATACAACACTGCGCTAGATTTATCTAATGAATTAGATTTAGAGGTTGCTCTTGGTTATCACTTGCAAGGTAATCACTATCCACCAGTTCCGCTTTCTATGGTGGAGCCTTGCATAGAAGCAATTGATGCTTTCTATGATGAGGACTACAATCGTGAAATTGCTTTACCTGAAGGCGTGTTATGGCGTGGACAGGTTACTGCACCCGCATCCGCAATTGTTGATGCACACCACTTAAATGCTTGGCTACCAGAGGAGGAATACTAATGAACAATCTTTATTCTATCTTATCCGAAAGACACCCAGACGGAGACTTTAATGAAATGGATCTATGGGAGGCTATCGCAGACTCAGAAGGCTTGGAGCTGAACGAAATTATGGACGGCGACCTAACAGAATACTTGTGATGCTTATCACACCCCAGGGGCTTGATAAATGTCAGACCCTAATGCTACAATAACACCCTAAACAGAAAGGAAGCAAAATGACAGTAAATGGATACACTTACAAGGTTGGCGATTTATTCACCACTCTTAAGTCAAAGAAAACTGGAGTAATCAAAGAGATTATTCCTAACGCATCTGGCTCGGTGCGTGTGCTACTGGAAATGCCAACAAAGGAAACTCGTTGGACAACAGTTAGCAACAATAGCCTAGTATAAGGAAGTGGAGGGGTCTCACTATTTGTCAGACCCCTCCGCTATAATACAATTAACCAAACCAACTAACGAAAGAGGAAACAAATGGCTAGAGGAAAAGCAATCTCAGTAAAAATCGCAACACCAAAGGTAATCAAGGCACTTGAGGCAAAGTTAGTAGAACTTAACGCCAACTATGCTAATCAAGAAACAAACGAAGCAAAGTACAAGAAGGCTATGGAAAAGTGGCAGAAGGAAATTACTGCCTATGCCGTTTCTAACATCAAGAAGGCAGAAAACTTCCGTACCAACTATCGTGCTTGGAATAACACTCTCAACATTGACTTTGATTTGACAGTTACACAATCAGACCTGCCAACAGAGCCTGAGCGTGACTTTGAGCAGATGGGTCGTCACACATACCTAGAGCAAAAGCAAGAAATCGAAAACGCAATTCGTATTCTCAAGATGACAGATGAGGAAACAGTTAATACCAGCACTTACAATGCGGTTGCTCGTTATCTCTAAATAATCTAACGACCTGAGCATGTCGCCAAACTGCTCACACCTTCGGGTGTCCCTACTAACAAAGGTAATAAAATGGCTAATCGTTTCAGAATAGAAATCTATGATGAAAACAAGCAAAATGATTTAACAATTTATTCAGAGCAAGGCGTGGACAAAGACTATTTAACTGAATTAGTTTATAGCAACATAGCACGCTTTGATGGTAATGTAAAAGCATTTGTATTCGATACAATTAAAAAGAAGAAGACAACTGCAATGTTTTTACCAATGGAAATAATTACATCTGTTAAATCTAAACTATCTAATACTGCTAAGGAATTACACTTAGCATAAAGCTTGGGGCGGGATCTTAATGCCTTTTGTGTCCCGCCCCATCTTCCCAACTTTAAATCTGCCCCCAAATATGTGGGCGGTTATCCACAGACTTACGGCCTCCTGTGGAAAACCCCTGAAAATTTGTGAGATTCATCACATTTTATTTGTCGACAAATGACTGTCTAATCTTGTTAATGTCAGTGCCCTATGTTATACTCAGTTTATCAACCAACCGAAAGGAAATAAATTATGGCTCATAATCTAGAAACTGAAAATGGCGAAGTTGCTTTTGCTTTGCGTGGAAAACCAGCATGGCATGGATTAGCAAATCGCATCTTTAATCAAGATGAAGAAGTTACAACACAAACAATGCTTAATGAAGCAAAGTTGTCTAATTGGAATGTTCGTCTATCTCCAATCACTGAGCACATTCCAGAATCATGGAATGATGTTTCTACCGCATCTCTTGTGTTGCGTGACAATCCATTCAATGGCGGAACTGATGTTCTTGCTACTGTTGGTAAGCGTTACAAGCCAGTGCAGAATGAAGAATTGTTTGCATTTGCTGATGCTATTCATGATGCAGACCCAAATTGTTTTTGGGAATCTGCTGGCTCATTGCGTAGCGGTAAAGTTGTTTTTGGTACTGTGGACATTCCCCGCACAATGGTGCTTGACCCACAAGGTGCAAATGACGAGACAAAACTTTATTTAATTGTTTGGACATCTCATGACGGGTCAGTTGCTGTTCAGGCTGCTGTTACTCCTGTTCGTGTTGTATGCCAAAACACTCTTAACCTTGCAATGCGTAATGCAAAGCAATCTTTTAAGATTCGTCATACACAATCAGTTGAAGGACGAATTCAAGTTGCCCGTGAGACTCTCGGTCTTGCTCTAGGATACTTTGATGAATTTGAGAAGGAAGCACAAGCAATGTTCAATCAATCAATTACTGATGCAGAATTCTCAAAGTTGATTCAGACAATCTACCCAAAGCCTGAAAAGGATTCTAAGGGTGCGCTAAAGAAGTGGGAAAACAAAGTTGTTTTGCTTGATGATTTGTATCATAACTCACCAACCAATGCGACAATCAAGGGAACAAAGTGGGGCGCATTTAATGCACTTACTGAACGCCTAGATTACTATCGTACTGCACGAGGAAATTCTGAATCACTTATTGCAGGTGCATCAGGATTTGACCCTGTTCTTACCGCAGAAAAAAATAAAATTAAAAAATTAGTTTCTGCGTTTTAATAAATAAAAATCCTGAGCAAGATTTAAAACTGCTCACCATTTGGTCTGTTAGCTCAGTTGGTTAGAGCGCTACCCTGTCACGGTAGAGGCCGTCGGTTCAAGTCCGATACAGATCGCAAGGTGCCATTAGCTCAGTTGGTTAGAGCCCCGAACTCATAATTCGGTCGTCGTAGGTTCAAGTCCTACATGGCACACCTTACAGTTGCAGAAAGATGCCCCCATACCTGAAGGCAGCCTAATTCCGTTACGACCAATTTAAAAAAACCCCTGAAATCTGTTGACATTTGTCAGTGGCATCCGCTATAATTCTGACATATCACCAACGAAAGGATATCAAATGCCAAACTGGGTATTTAATGGATTAACCGTAGAAGGTAATCCTGAATCAGTTAAGAAAATGATGGCTCAATTAAATAAGCCATTTACTCAAATGCATGATTCATGGGATGTAAGTAAGAATACATTCATGAAGAAGAATACTTTATATGCAGAGCCTGTCTTTGCATTTCATAATATCTATAACTACATGGATGCTGGTATTACTGAAGAAGTATATCTTGGTCAGCCTGACTATTCCCTCCCAATTTCAGAAGCAATGAAGTGTCTTACTGATGACTGGTATAACTTTAATATCCGTGAGTGGGGAACTAAATGGGATGTTGCCGTATCTGTAAATGACAAGTATCCTGATACTAATATGGAGGAAACCGCCAATGGTGATAACCATGTAGTTCATTATAATTTTCAAACTGCTTGGGGTCGCCCAATGGGTGCATTAACTAAACTATCTGCACAATACCCTGACTTGCTATTTACTTTATCATATGAGGAAGAGACTGGCTGGGGCGGTGAACTAGAAATCCTTCGTGGTGTAGTTATCTCAGAATCAGAATACGATAACATTTGTCGTGAATGTGATGAGACTGATTGTTTAATCTATGATGATGAAAAGGGTGTAGAGACATGCCAGAAGTGTGGGTATGAATCATGACAGATTTAATTTCATCTAAATATACATTTGTCTGTGACCCAAATGAATGTGATTCTTTAATCGAACTAACATCATCAGATGGATTTGGATTCCCATCTGGTGTGACCGAGCTCACATGCCCTTGTGGTCGCAAGACTACATTATTGTCAGTGGAGCATGCTACACTACCAACAACAAACCAAACGAAAGAGGAAAAAATGGACCAGCCAGTAATCGATAACCACTACATGACACGAGACTTCCTTGAGTCACAGTTAGTAGAAAACAAAGCACGCATAGCACAGTTAGAAGAACAGATTCAGCGTGTAACTCAGCGTGACTATGCAACCGCATCAACCTTAAATAAGTTGCGTGATGACATGAAGATATTTACTCTGGAGGGACTTGATGACGATTCTATTACAGAATATCAAGCCGAAGAAATTGCAAGCATCTGCGGTTTCGAACTAACAAATGAATTTGAGTTGACTGTAACAGTTCAATATTCAGTTACAGTTAATGCTAGAAGCGAAGAGGATGCTATTAATTCAATTCACGATACAGACTTTGACACAGTGTCATATGATGAACCAATTACATATTTGTCATCATCTATAGATTCAATCGAGGTGGACTAATGTACTTTGAACTTACTGCACCAACTAAGGTGGCCTATGCACGGGCCACCTGGGAGGCGGAGATGCTTGGTTTAGATCCTGAAGCCAGCGAAGAGCCGTTGACATTCAACATTGGAACTGGTAGTATTGAGAAAGTAACACACCTTAGAGAGAAATACAATCTTGAAGAAGTGTATGTTTCTGAATTCGAACCAACGGGATATATAAGGAGTTAAAGTGTCAGACTACAAAGAAGGATTTACAGACGGGTACAAGTTTGCTCGTGAAGAACTAATGGAGAAGTTGCGTGAGATTGATATCACCGATATCGATTCATGGTTACTTAATCAATTAGCAGATATGATTGAAGGCAACGACCTGTGACAGAAGACTTAACTAGATGGATTGGCTGTGACCAATGTGGCACGGCTCAAGCAATGTATGTAGTTAAACTAGTAGAAGGTGAGCTTTTCTTTTGTGGCCACCACTACAATGCAAGCAAGCGTGGCCTTGACAAGGTCGCATATGAAGTAGTAGAATTAAACAAAACCGAAGCAGTACCTACATTAGAAGAGGCGGAACTATAATGGGAGACAGAGCAAATTTTGGATTTAAACAAAACAGCGGTGACACATTGTTTTTGTACGGGCACTGGGCAGGTCACAACATGCTTGGCAACTTGGCAGCAGCGCTGTCTGCAGCAGAGCCAAGGTGGGGTGACTCATCCTATGCAACACGAATTGCTACATCACATTTAATTGGAGATGAATGGACTTCAACAACTGGTTGGGGCTTTAGCATTAATCGATTGGATGACAATGAGCACAAGGTACCTGTTGTCAATTGGGCAGAACAAACCGTAACTCTTTTTGAAGAGGACCTTACTACAGTCGTAGCAAAGTTCGGCATTGCTGAATTTGTAAATAGGTATACATTAGTCTCAGTTGACTAATATGATATAATAGTATTTTAGGGTGCTTCTATCTAGTCGTATGGCCAGGAGCTAAGTAAGGCAGAGATTGTTACTTTCGTTGGTTACTCTTAGCAGCCCTAATCTATGGTCCCCCAGGTAAGATCTGGGGGATCTTCTTTTTGCCCACAAAGACATGAGGGTATATTATTCTCTTTAAGAAGTCAAGTAAAAATCCCCTGAAATTTTGTGAGCTTTGCCACAATGTGGCGGGTATCACATAGGAAATCTATTCCATTTGTCAGTGCCTTAATATATAATAATCACATAACGAAAGGGATAAAAATGGAAGCATTTACAGATACAGTAGGAGAGCATATTCTTGGAGCAATTCAAGTAGATATTGAGCAACATCTATTTGAGCAATGGAACAATGCTAACTTAGATGAAGGCTCAGCATATGCAGAATATAAGTTTATGCAATTTGCACCTGATAACTTAAAACAATCATATAATGAATACTACGGGTATATTGAAGGAGATGAGTTCTTACTATGATGTTAGGATATACTGAAATAGATATAGATAGAATGAAGTTTGCTTTGAATATGGCTGCTTTCTATTTACCGCCAGCCCAAGAAGATATCAAAATTAGATTAGAAGAAGTTCATGAGTTTTTAGACAAAATGCTAGCGGAAGGGAAAATGTAATGTTAGGTTATTCTAATAAAGATCTAGATGAAATGGTCTATGCAATTCAATCTGTAATAACTACCGTGGATTCCAATGATGACCCGTTTTTACACGGGAACTTATGGAAAGCACAGGAGTTTCTACAAGGACTATGGGCAGAGGGTTATTTTGACTAAGTCATCCCACTTCCTAGAATATATAAAGCTTCATTTAATTAGTCTTATCCAGGACTTAGATAAGTTACATTCAACTGATGATAACTTTAAATTTGTTGAAGGACAAATTGAGGCAACCAGGCATTTATTGTCAGTGGCAACTGATATAATGAACTCTACTAACGAAAGGTATGAATAATGAATATAACATCTAGAGAAGTTACTTATCGTTCCGCCGTCGAACAAATCTTTTTTGAGGACGGGACTGAATTAGTAATAACAATTGGCGCTCCTGCCGAAGGCGGAGGCGATATCGATATTGAATATAATTGGGTAGAAGGAAAGCCTGATTGGGCAGACAACTTAAATGAATCAACACTAGTGAACTATGAGGTAATCTAATGAATCAAGAAGACATTGGGCTCCCGCCCCATTTGCAACGCATGGTCAATGCAGGAGTATCAGGCCTTGACATTATCCACGGTGAACTAAAGAACTTAATGCTGATTGCCGAGCAAGAACTTGCAGACGCAATCGAACGGGAAGAGGAGTCAGAAGAAGCAATGGACTCCATGGTCCGTACGGAATGTGAAGGCGCACTAGACACCTTGGTAGCGCTATATGAACTTACTTACCAACTATCATTTGCGATTGGAGCACGGAATGAAGCCTGAAGATAAAGATAAACTAAATAAGTGTTTAGAGATCTTGGACACCACCGACCTTGGGCTATCCATGGTATGGCTGTGGACCTGGTCGACTATTCAAAACATCGTTAGCGATGACAACTGGACTGCACAGGCAACCCTTGATGAGATGTGGGAGCACCTGTGTGAGGCTGTAGAGGCAGGCCAGGGATTCTCCTTAGAGTACGGAGCAGAACAGCACCAGGACGATGTACTTGAATGGATGTTAAATCGTGGGTACATCTTGGACCCACTAGATTCACTTGATGATGAGGATGAAGAAGATGCAAGCGACGAGTAAATATATCAATGAGCAATTAAATAAGGCACAGGAGCTTTTGTGGGGTGGGTCAGAAACAGAGAACATTCAGGCCCACAACATCGTTGCTAGTTTAATTAAACATCTAGAAAAAAACTAAATATAGGCGGAATATCTATTTACAATTTCTGTAAATTGATATATAATAAATACAACAACTTATATCTCTTGAAAGGGGATTCAAATGACAACAAAGCGTGAATATCTAAAGCAGCAAGGCATTACAGTAGGAGCCCGTGGCCGTTTCTCAGGAGCAGCCAAGGTAGCTTTGCAAGAGGCAGTAAACAAGGGCATTACCTTCACAGCAGAGGCGCCAACTAACAAGGCTAAGTAACAAACTAGATCGAAGGGGTGGTTGAGTCAAGGCTTGCCACCCCTTCCCTATTGTGGTAAAATCAACTAAGAAAGGCGGAACCAATGGCTAAATCACCAGCAGACAAAGTAGCAGACCAACTAGTAGAACTAACAGAGAACCATTTCTTTAATCCAGCAATCTTTGGTCGAGTACTAGCAGACCAACCACTTTATACGACAGACCGCATTATGGAAATGGTTGCTCAAATAATTAGTTACCAAGCCAAGCGATACAAGACGGAAGCAACGAACGGCAAGACAAGCGAAGGCTTATTCCTTGCTAAAGAGTTAGATAGAATGCTTAAACATCTAACAGATTCCTACAAATGGAATAATCTTAAATTACCTCAATCAAATAAAACACATTCCCAACTTAAAGAAGAGCCAAGTATAAATTCTAAGAAGTCTTGGGTCAAGTTAAATTAATTAAACATAGCTCACAGAATTATCCACATCCTTATCCACAGGGTGTGGATTTTTTTGTGGATAAAATGTGTGGGCATGGGGCGAAATTTTTCTATTACGACAACATAATAAAAATCCCTGAAAATTATATAGAAATGTCGACAAATCTATTTAAATACATACAGAATTGTAGACAAATTGCCATAAATTGTCCAGAATATAATAGAATAAATATACATAAATATTGGACAAAGAGGGCGAAATTGTCTATTTACGACAGTTGACAAAAATTCCCTGAAATGTATCTATTGACAAATATGGGGGAATATGCCAGATTAGACAAAACATTACGAAATGTCAATCATTAGGATGACGCCCAATTACATGTAGTAGATTTGTCGATAAATAGATAGTAATCCAGGGTAAATTAATAGTAAATTATTTCATAGATACATAGATCTATGCAGTCAAAATGGGCTTCTAAGGGGGTTTTAAGACCTTTATAAAAGGCGGGGGATACTAGGATATGGAGCTTATTTGCCCATTTGATTTGGCCAATGTAGGAAATCTTTGCTTCCAAATGGCCAAGGCATGGGTGGATTTCTCTTTGCTTCATCTAATCCAGAATCAG